GTCCTGCCACTTACGCTGTCTCTCCCACGGTTTGCCATACCATTCGCACGCCAGCCATTCAGCATATAACTCGGTCCAAGCTTCAAATAAATGCGGATTGAGTTTATCGGTCTTATTCATCTTCCAGCACGGTGCCGGCGCCGGTCCGACCTTCCAATCCCACTTCATAGCGTGAATCATTTCGTGAATAAGCACCCGCTCCCATTCCTCTTTACGATAAATCACAATATTCGAGGTACCAACAATTGTCCATCCACCATTGACCTGCGCTTTTGTCGGCCACTGATTTGCCTTGATTTCCCGTGGGTCATCACGATACCATAGATAAATCTTAAATCCTGGTGCGGCTCCTAACCATTTGAGTATCGCATCCGTTGTTCGTGCGACCTCTGTAGACTTTCCTAGGTCCGGTGTAATCAAAAAGAGTGTACTTCCCTGCCAAAGCTCGTATTTGAGTCCTTGCGTGGCTGGGTTCTCTAACAATGAGAAAATGGTCTGCTGTTCCCAGCCACTAGCTATCTGCCTTTTTGCTTCGTCGAACTCTTGCGGGCTTAGCGGTTGGTGTCGCTTTTGTGGTTTCAGCGGGGGCAGCGGCACTGATTGGAGTAGCGCTAACGCCGACTCCACCGGCGGACTCGTGGACGAGTTCATTTTGTAGTGGCGTGTCTTTTTTATGCGTTTGCTGCGGAGGCAGCAGGGATGAATGGGTGCGCACGGTTTCAAACAAAAAGAGTACTGCTGATTCTAAGGAAAGTGGTGTACGGTACGATGTATGCGGCTCCGCCATTGTGAGCGACTTCATAGCGAGCCAGAATACATGGGGCTCTAGAAGCATATGCTGCCGCTGAATGGCGGCGGCACAACTATCAATAATCTCGGGTCCCGTTTGGCAGAAACTGAGTGCCTGATATACGATACTACGTAGCCACTGGACCACTTTGAGGTCGGGCTTTCTACCGGACCGTGCGTTCTGAATGAGCAATGCTATCATCTCGTCGTAGAAATCCTGAATACGGCGTGGCCACTGGCTAGGCTCTGCTGAAAAATACTTCTGAATCTCCTCAATACGTTCAGGTCGTCCTTCGCACTTCTCATAGGCGACTTGAGACATGAATGGAGAGGGAACCGTGGTTGCCCACGTATTATACGACATACGGGGCATACGATAGCGTACAAAGGCGTCGTCTAATAGGGCGAGTGGACCCGTCATTTCACGGGCAGTCATCCAAAGCATTCCCGCCGCCTCGGGTGGTAGAACAAACTGCTGAAGAATAGCACGGACACGAATCGCCGCTGCTAAAGAAAGACTATGCGCACGTCGTAAGACAACGAGTTTTCGGGACGATGCCCTTAGACTATTGAGTACGTCACCGCTGCTAAAGAAACTGGTCAAGAGATCGCCTATAATTTGCTTATCCTGCATGGATAAGTTCGGAATATCAATTTCAAAATGGTAGGGGCTGGTAAAGACGCGGGCTTCATAGCTATCGCCGACCGTAAATGTACGGGTTTCCAAAGGATAGGTGATTTTTCCATTATTCTCCTCTTCAATAAGACGTCGGAGCTCTTTGGTTTTTCCAGACCCCGCAGGTCCGATAAAAAGGAAAGGAATATCCAATCGCTTCATCATTAGTTGATATGATGAGGTGATGGGTTTAGACGGACTTAGACGGACTTTTGTGGGACTTACTGATTGCCGGTCGCTAACGTATCCCGCATATTGCTTACGGTAACTGTAGCAATACTTGCTGAAATGAGAGAGCAGGGTAATACAATCAGCATTACAATCAGAAGCATAAACTGAATCATCTGTCCAGGATTATGGCTAAAATGGTACAACGCGAGCGCATAGGCAATCAGCGATGCTACAAAACTAAATACCGTTACAATGGTCAAAAGTTTGGTATTTTGCGACGAATCTTTTGGTAAAAGAGTGCCATATGTCACACCCGCAATGATTGCTAAGACTCCGCAGACACTTACAGATATCCAAAATGGCGCATTAAACGACATACTCTATTATATATTTAGTTTATCGCCTACGCCCCCCTCCTTTTACTACCGCCTTTGCCGTATCTCCAAACGCCGTAGCAAATGTATCCCATTTGATACCTGTGCCGGGCGGCGTTGATATAATAACCGCAATACCACAAAGTATTAGAATTGATACAATGAGAGGCACAAAAAATCGGCGAAAATAGACATCTTTAATTACAGGATCTCTATGCTTGCGTCTAGTTGCCCCACCGCCGCTACAAGATGGATTCGGAGTATCCATTTACAATGGTTCATCTTTTTCTAATTATAGTATAAGGAGCGGTCTGCTATGTCTACGTTTCAATGTAATCCTGCGTTACATCGCCGGGACGGAGAGACCTGTCTACCACAAGGTGCTCTTCAGCGATTAACCCGTGCGTGGAACAAAACCCATCCCCGGCATAAAATCAGTGTCCGAAAGACACGAAAAAACGTAAAGCAGTCGGCTGGCGAACAAGCGCAACCTGATACAAATCTTTGGAATGAACTACGTGAAAATATGAAGTCGCACTACAAGTGTGAAACAGAGTTCTGCGCCGTTAAGAAAATGCCTGGAATATCGGACAAAGATAAGAAAGAGTTGAAAGTATTTTTCAAGCCCGAAAAACCCAAAAAATGGGACAAAAAGCCTACCGATTGGCTGGATAGTTACAATATTGAAGACGTCATGAAACAGTATGAAGCCGCCTATCCTTTCTTTGATTTCATTGGTCCAGTGCCTATTGATTTTGACGCCAAAGACGAGTCGGCGTGGGGAAAATGTATCGTAAATGAACTCTGCCGGCTCGATTTGAAAGACTTAGCACTGAAGGGAAAAACAAAGATTGGTATTATTTTCAACTTAGACCCGCACGATGAACCTGGCTCGCATTGGATATGTGCCTTTATTGACCTTGAAAAGAGTGCTGCCTACTACTACGATTCATATGGATATAAGCCTCCCGATGAAGTTGTACGACTTCTTAAACGCTGTAAAGACCAAGGAGTCAAAAATATCTATTACAATGATATCCGTCATCAGAGAAAAACCTCAGAATGTGGTACATTTTGCTTATTAGTCATTATATGCCTTCTCAAAGGCAAAGAGTTCCAAGATATCTGTAAAACTATGTTAAATGACGACCAAGTGAATAAGGTTCGTGATATTATGTTCGCCGAAGAGAAGCCACGAAAAGGGGCTCTAGACGATGCCCTAAAAACGCTCTGTATCTGAGCGTTCTGTTTAAAATTTACGATATATGTTGGTAGTTTAGAAAGATGTCCGGACGAACAGGTGGTCCGCAACAGAACTTGTTTCTAAACGGAGCGAATTACTCCAAAATCGTAGGATTCTTACGCACGCGCTATGCGAAGAAAATGGGTCTTTCGGCTCTGCCCGAAAAGGTGGACGAGAAACTCCAGAAGTACACGCAGCATTTTATGACCGAAGTCGCTCGTGTTCAGGGTCAGGACAAGCCCCAAAACGCCCTCGCAACCGAAGTGATTCGCGAGACAGAAACGTCTATGGATTCCTGGCTACGCAAGCAGCAGGCGGCGCAGCCTCCTACCACCGTCACCGTCGGTACCTATCCACGCGGCGAAGATGTATCAAAACTCTTCCAGGATACCAGCACCCGTTACGAAAACATGATGGCGTCCCGTGCTCCGATTCCTATTCCGCAGGTCGGTCTTCCCGATTTCCGTGCGCCCGAGCCCGAGCTTGACGACGACGAGGATCCCGTACTACTGATGCAGCGTGAGACCAAGCGTCGTGAAGACCAGGCACGTGCCCTCGGTATCCCAGTAGCACCTCCCGCCCCCTCATTTCCAAGTAGGAAGGTGGAGGCAGCCCAAAACGGCGGTGCCTCCGTTATGCCACCCCGTATGGAAATTCGCGATGAAGCACCGCCCTCGGCTACCCAGCCCGTTCCTCCCCAGGCGGATCCGCCGCCGCCCCAACTTGCTCCCCGCCCTCAAGACTACATCATTCCCCAGGAGGACGTTGTCAAGTACCGTGAAACCGAGTACAACGTTTTTATTACGAGCTCGGACCGTAACTGGCTCGTCAATACGAACGAAAATCGCTACAACTTTTCCGTCATTTTCAATACCGGCAATACTACGGGTGCTCTCGGCTACAATAGCGCCGTCCAGCAGCGCTTCCGCAATATTCAGCGTATTGAATTTGTGAAGGCAATTGTACCAATTGAATCACTCACCGCACTTGTACGAGTGCCCTCTGCGGGCTCATATGATACCAGTCGTGTTGTTAATATCTTCTCGCTGCCCTTTGCCGGTGTTCGTATCGCCGAACTCAATAACAATCTATTCTCTACCAATCCCGATGAGGATAATACATTCTCTATTGTCCAGTACGATGCAACATGGTCCTCCGATTTATATGTTCCCCAATCATACTTGCCGTCTACATCATCTGGTTACGGCAATTTACCTGCCGACAAGACCGGTTATACTGTCTTTATTCCAAAGTTCCTCAAGACACAGCGTATCTACAGCCCTACACCCCTAGCAACCCTGAACCGTCTAACAATTCGTATGGAACGCCATAATACACAGCTCATCAGCCCAGACCCCGATGTATTCTTCATCAGCCGTATTCAGCTCAGCGACTTGCTGACGAACTTCGGCGGCGCTGGTACTACCACCGATAATACAAATTATTCCAGTGTAACGACAACGGGATCCGAGAACCCCTATATCTTCATTAAAACTGTGAATTACTTCTTATTCAGTGCTATTAGCGAAGGTGATATCATTAATATTCAGGGTTGTACTGTTGCTACTGGAAACGGTGTAACTGCCAGCGGTGCCGTAGATTTCACAAACTTTATCAATCAGCCCAACGGTCAGTATGTTGTTGCTACTGGCTATATTAATGTCTCAGGCGGCAACTCAACCATTAATCTTGGTCGTAACAACGCCGGCTACTGTAACGTAATCATCCTCCGCAACCGTTTTGACAATGCTGCTATCACGGGTGGCACGACTCGCAATCTCGGTCCCTCCTATTTTGGTGGATTCTTGTCCGAGGAGGAGAGCGCTACGAGCGGTTCTACATCCGGTCTCACCTATACACTTAACCAGACCGCTACCACTCAGACAAATTGCGCCCTCATTAATACGAGTCGCCAAACCAATTTCGTTCTACGCATTATCACTCGCGATATGGATTCCACATCTAATATCCGCCCCGATAATGTCTAATAGCCCATTTTATTCCCCGAACTCTACCGATATTATTTTGATTTAATTTGGTAGAGGCATGCTTAGCACTTTGCTTATAGTGCTGCTTGTGGTCGTCTTCGTAGCCACATTTATTATACCCATTGCTCGTAGTCGTAGCAAAGAAGGGTTTGACAACTATAGCAATGGTGGATATCAGTCCTATATGGGCGATTATATATCCCAGCGCAAAAAGATGATTAATTCTGGTAATCGTGTGTATAACGCTCTAGGTGCTAGTTTAGATCCTATTTTACCGACCTTTGCTGTAGCATCGGCTGATATAGATAATAATCCGAATCTTACAATTGCCCAATATGTAAACCAATTTAATCAGCTCACCGATTCTGCGAATAATGTTATTACACAAAGTTTAGGAAATGCTGATATTGCGCCTACAATGTTATCTCCAACGAACATGGGACCCTCCCCACTGGAAGTACAGGCACAGTTACCTCCTCCGAACGATCTACTTGTCAAGGCACGTCAGTGTGAAACAGACTTGAAGGGACGTGCTAGCTGCTCAAAGTTGGACGACCCTACCTATGAAAGTTGTGGTATCTGTATTGATTCCGGCACCCGATTCAGCGGAGCCGATGCCGGTACATTTATCGGTGGATTACTATCATTAGCATCCGACCGTAATGATGCTGTTGATGCCGCTGCTGGCGGAACACCTGTATTCCAGCCTACAGTTGGTAAGTGCCCACCTGGTATGTTCTACGTAGATTCCGCCTCGTGTACAAAAGCTGTGAACCAACTCAACTGTAACGAAATTGGTAACAGTGGTGGTTTCCAGGGTGGAAAGACAAAAGAGGGACTCAAAATGCCACAAGTATCATGCGCCCAGGCTCCTGTACAAAATATATTCCTTTACCAGCCTCCAAATGAAGCGTATGATGTAACCCTACGTTTCCTAACACCATTTGGTACCGGTATTACAAAGGCGGTCGTCACCCACGTACCTACAAATCGTACATTTGTATCTGATAACGGCGGCAAGGCTGGACAGGAATTTACAATTACCATTCGTGGAGTAAAGGAACAGGATGCTGTAAACGTCATGATTGTACAAGAGGAGCCTCACCGCCCTAATGGACAACCCGAAGTGTTCTATGTCTACGAAAAGAACTCCGTGGGTGATATGAACCAATATGACCAGCCTACAGCGAAGGCTCTATGTTCTCGTATTGGTACTACGCTCGCCACGAAGGCGCAGGTTCAGTCATCAAATAATGCCGGCGGACAGGCACCGTTCTGCGGTATGATTAGCGATAATACAAATCCTATGTTTTCTGTACAGAGTGGCTACCGTGGATTTGTAGGAGTAGGCTCTCATCCACAGGCGGACTTATGTAGCAGCGCAAGTGACTCCCGTGGTGCGTGGTGCTACGGTTTCAAGCCTACACAGTCTATCAATCAGACTATTCCTACATACATCTATAACTTTTTTGAATCGTTCAAAGGAAATGCGAGCCCCGCGCAAGGCGCCAGCATCTACAGCCAGTACGCCGACCCTGAAAGCAATAATCCTCCTGGTATATCTGAACGCGCTGTTCTCATCCAGTGGGAAATGTCGGGCTCAACGAACCGTACGGTCGCCTTCCAGCCAACAATTACAAAAGTCAATGGATACATTCTCAAATCTACAACACCAGGCGCCGAGCAATATCCAGATGCGATACGACTCCTAGGTCCATTTGCGAACAGTTACAGCATTAAGGGTCCTGCCTGGAATTCGAACATGACTATGCAGAAGAATCAGTTCTGGATTTGGAGCGCTCAGGCTACATCTCAAAGTGCCGTCTTTACTGCGTTGGTACCCGGTTACCTACAAGACCCCTACTACTCCGACGACTTACAGAACGCCCCAATTGGTCCTCTCATCACCAATCCTTCTAGCTCTGTTCTACTCCAGACCTCACCCTGCTTTGCGGATGGGCAGAATCCTGGTGCCTACAGTGCCGCCTGCTTGCTCTCACTCTTTGAGGGAGCCGGTGGTGACCCCGCAAAGGGCACACTCGCCACCCAAAACGGTGGTCTCACTCAGTTGAATCAGTATGGTGAACTTGGTGCGATTGATGAATATGTGAACGGATTGTATATTACAGCAACGTCGGGCAAAGATGCCAATGGTAATGTCATCAGTCTCGATATGAATACTCGTATTGCCGCAATGAACGATGCCGCAATGAAGCTGTTCGGTTTCAAGATTACCAACCCCTGTGAAGACCTTGTAGATAATCCTGACGGCTCCGTTGGTCTTGTACCCAAGCCTATGACCAATGTCACAGCCGACTGCCTCCAATATCTATGGCTCAACAACGAGGACGACGGTGACCGCTCATCTAGTTCATCCTCAGGGGCACTCTACACGAATACATACACGAGCATTGCCGATCGTTTCAGTGGTCTGCGATACAATGAAAGCACGCCTGCGCGCCGTAATCAGTACCCTTTCCAAGCCTGTCAGCTAACGGGCTCAATGGCACCTGTCAAGAATGGAAAACCCGATCAAATGGTTATCGGACAATTGACAAGTATGGATAGCTTACAGACGGTACAGGACTTCTTCAATGGTATTCAAAAGACCGCCAACTACGGCACAGACCAGAAGGCGCAGGCTCTTGCCATGCAGCAGTGCTACGGATTCAAGCAGGCGAAGAATACCCAGCTCGGCTACGGTTGTACATTGATTATGCCCCCAGCTGTTGTACCAGGTGTTACTTGCTATGTCAATCTCGGCGACCCTACAGATGTCACCAACTACTTGAATTATGCGAATGGAGCCGCATTCTTCGGCGGTGTCCAAAATAGTCCAAATATTACCTTTATGCTTGCATCACCGAACAACGGACAACCAGGCTGTATTAGTTTCAAGACAACCGACCCCTCACCTCTCTTCCTCCGTCACTCTGGATTCCGCATTTATGCTCAGTCCAATGACAATTCAACCATATTTGCCGCCGATTCCTCTTGGAAGGTCGTTCCCTCGCTCAATAACCAGCCAACAATGGTCTCCTTCCAATCGGTCAATTATCCTGACCACTATTTCAGTCAGGCGGGCAAACCCAATGAAGTCTGGAGTACAGTATTCTCTGGTACACCTGCCGATGCTGACCTCAAATCGTTTACAATTGTTGGCGTGCCCGCTGTAGTAAATAAGATAATTGGTGTCAAAGCCCGATATGTACGTATAGATGTTAGCGACATCATACCCGCTGACCAGAAGTACATACAAATAGCACAACTTGAAGTGTTTGATAGCAGCGGTACAAATGTTGCGCTCCGCAAACCTACAAATCAAAGTACTCCAACTTGGAGCGAGAACAGAGATGGAGATAGCCCTGATAAGGCGGTTGATGGTACTGCGAATCCACGCCCATATCCAAATATGTATCACTCAGGAAGTTCAACCGCGGGACCTATACCGAATGCTTATTTTATGGTTGATTTACAGGATAATTATGATATTGTAAAAGTAGTCTATTACAACCGTACCGATTGCTGTTCAAACAGAGCACAAGGCATGAAGCTCAGCCTCCTTGATTCAAATCAAACTGTTCGTGCGCAAAAGGTATTCCCCAGTGGCGACCCTGTCATTACATTTGATTTCACAGGCAATAAGTCAAGTGGAGGATGTGTCCCTCCCGCCAGTATTCCAAGTGGAACATTCTCAGGCGACTGGATTAATGGCAATCCTAACGCCACAGCAGTGAATGTAGACGACCAATGTAATCCCGTCGCTATGTTTAATTTGCCCGATGCAAATGCGCCGTATACCAAAATGGTAAATAGTAAGGGAGTTGCGAAATATTACTCAGGACCCGCCAGTTCATACACTCCAAGCAGCTGGGGCTCATATAATAGTGCACAAGGGCATTACTTCTTTAACGGATTCTAACCTAGGAAACGGCTGGACTTCTAACAATAATTCAATGATGTGGTC